AGCTCCAGAAGCAGCCCCTAACCGCTGAAGATATCGAAGTCCGAATCTGGGGCTTTGTGGTGGTTGCAGTCACCTGCATCCTGTGCTTCATTGTCGTGGCGCTTCTGTATTCGGTGACGTTCGTCACACAGCCAATTAAGTCGATGGCTCCCATCGATCAGGCGTACACGAAGATGCTGAACGACATTGTGTTGTTGATAGTAGGTGGTATTGGCGGTGTGATGAGTAAACGCGCTGTGGGCGCTGCGGCTCAAGCCATGGCTCCCCATCCTCCTACAACGACGGTTACAACGACAACCCCTAGCGCACCAATACCTGTGCAGGCAACGGTGGTTTCTACCGCCCCAGCGACTTCATCGATCATGCCTAACTTCAACTGGATGGGTTACAAGAACCCAGACCTTGATGAGTCGTGGACTCCCGGGCCTCCACCTACAACGCCTCCAGAGCACATGGAGCCCGATGATGACCGTGCAGAGATTGCAGCCGCTCGTAAGGAGACCTGATTATGTTTTTGCTATCTCTCCCCCGCTGGGTGTACGCAGTCATCGCTGTCATAGTGTTGTTCGTCGGCACATACTTTTTCGGCTATGACAAAGGCTGGAACAAACGGGATGCAGAGATGCAGGCAGAAATTGCCAAGAAGAATGAGGAAGCTCGTCAGACCGAGCAAAAGCTAACTGAACAGATTAACACTACTGCTACTAAACTTCAGGAGACCACAAATGCTGTCACTCAAAAACAGTCTGATCTTAATCGCCTCATTGCTGCTGGCCGGGTGCGCCTCCCCGCCCCAAGTTGCGTACAAGCCCCCGCAAGTCCCGCCCCTGCCCCCGCAAATAGCCCAGAAACAAGAAGTGAACCTGACAGACCGACTAACGAAGCTTCTGATGCCGAGCGAGCAACCCTCCAAGCCATCGCAGAAATAGTGGCTCAGGGCGACAAGAACACTGCACAACTGAATGCGTGCATAGACGCATACAACGACGTAAGGAATCTTTTAAATGGTAACAAGTGACCAACTCAAACAAATGCACATCGACCCAGCGTTGGCCGATGCGTTCAACGAAACCTTCGAGCGGTTTGGCATCCTCACGCCTTTGCAGCAAGCAAGCTGGATCGGTCAGTGCGGGCACGAGTGCGGCAACTTCAAGATCATGGAAGAGAACCTGAACTACAGAGCTGCTACGCTTTTGAAGCTGTTCCCCAAGACGCCTAAGCGTGCATGGGGCTTCACACCAGAGGAAGCTGCGGCTTACGAAAAGCAGCCTAAACGCATCGCCAATCGCATTTACGGCAATCGTATGGGAAACCGTGATGAGGCTTCAGGGGATGGCTGGCGGTTCCGCGGCTCCGGATTTCTCCAGCTGACCGGTCATAGCAACTTCTACCACGCAGGTAAAGCGTTGGGTGTTGATTTCGTGATGGAGCCTGAACTCGTGCGCACTCCCAAGTACGCCGCTCAAACAGCGGGTTGGTTCTGGCAGACACACAAGATTAATCAGCACGCTGATGGCCGCGACTTTGTGACCATGACGAAACGCATCAACGGCGGCACAATTGGCCTTGACGATCGCATCAAACACATCAATCAGGCCCTAGCTGTTTTGGGTGGTTAACACTACAATCTAGGCATATAGGAGTGAGCTATGGCCGTTATTCGCTATGGGGGCTTTGCCGGTGAGAACCGAGCGATCAACCCCGTTATGTTGCCCGACACAGTAGGTGTCGTCTCCCGTAACCAAAAGCCCGGGCGTGGCGACTTACGTCCATGGAAACAGGCAACGACTGTAGCCACTGTCCCTGCTGGCCGTCAAACCATCTACCGCATGGGTCGGGATGTAAATTCTGATTCTCAGTACTGGCTCAGCTGGACTACTCCTGTCAGGGTTGTTCGTGGCTTCGACGCCAACGATACTACAGAGCAGACTTTCTACACAGGTGACGGCGCTCCCAAGTTTACTGACAACGTCATTGGTTTAGCCACTGCGCCATACCCTACAACTAGCCGTCCTATGGGTATCCCAGCCCCAGTTGGAGCTCCTACTGTTGCTGGTACGAACTCTGGTGCGACATCTCCCGTTATTGAGTATTACTACTACGTCTATACCTACGTCAACAGCGCAGGCTGGGAGTCAGCTCCATCACCTGTGAGCGCCCTAGTTACCCGGGACAACCTAGGCTCAACTGCTATTTCTGGTTTTAGTGCTGTGCCGTCAGGAAACTACGACATTGCCACGATCCGCATCTACCGCACACAGGGTAGCTCGACTGGTACAGACTTTTACTTCCTGCGCGAGATCACTCTTGCTACATCCTCAACAACTGATGACAACCGAGCATTAGGTGAAAACCTAGCGACTAACTTGTGGTTCCCAGCACCGGGTATTCCTACGGGCGGGCTGACAAGTATTACTGAGCCAACCCTGTCAAACCTCACAGCAATGTGGAACGGGATGATGAGTGGTATCTCGGGTAACTCAGTGCGCATTTGCGAGCCTTACACCCCCTACGCTTGGCCTGCAACGTATGAGATCATTCCGCCAGACAGCAAACCTGTTGGCCTCGGTGTATTCGGACAAAGTCTACTGGTGTTGACAACTGGCCGCCCCTTACTTGTGCAAGGCTCAACCCCTGACGGCATGGATCAGCGCCCCCTAGAAATACAACAAGCTTGTATTGCACCACGTTCTGTTGTGAGTATGGGTACTGGAGTGGCTTGGGCTTCTGAAGACGGCCTGTGCTGGTTTGGCGATGGTGGCGCTCGTGTTTTAACAAATGGCATCATGCTCCGTGAGGACTGGCAGGCTTTGGTTCCCAGCACCATCATCGGTCGGATGTATGAGGGTTTATACCTAGGTAGTTACAACGACGGCTCAGGCCGCAAAGGCTTCATCATCGATCCCAATGGTGGCGGTATTTACTTCTTGGATGTTGGCTACGAAGCCATGTATTTTGACAGCTTAAAAGATCAGCTGTACATCTTGGACGGTACAAACATTGGTAAGTGGGATACTGGGTCTCCGATGACGTACCGTTCCCGCAGCAAGCCATTCCGTCAAGGTTCACCCATTAACTTTGCAGCTGCCGTTGTTGTGGCTAACGCTTATCCTTTAACATTCCGTTTGTATGCCGATGGTGTGTTAAAACACGAACGAGAAGTTACAGATCGCAATCCATTCAGATTGCCTAGTGGCTACCGCGCCTTTGAATTTCAGATTGAGTTAGAAGGGTCAACCCCAGTGCAAGACGTGGCTATCGCTACATCTATTGAGGAACTCAAACAGCTATGAGAAACGACATCCCAAGCGACAGCGCCAGTAACTTTGGCGCTCGTGTCCGTGAAACCTTGATGACCTATTTGGGCAAGCAGGGCGACCCGCTTGACCGTGGTGTAACGCTCCGCGACTTGGTTGATTCTGGTTTTGCCACACTTAGCAACGTTCGCTTTGGTGGTGGTTCAGCACCCCTGCTGACAGGCCCTTCGGTCTCTGGCCCTTATGTTCCTGATTTAACACCGCCGCCTACACCTACTGGGTTCGCTGCTGATGCAGCAATTACCAATCTTATTGTTGAGTGCGACGCGCCTACCTACCCACAAGGCAACGGTCATAGACAGTCTCGGCTTTATGGTGCTAAACGCGCGGGCACTGCGCCACAACCAGTGTTTGCTAGTGCTGTTGAAATAACTCAGTTTGCTGGGCAAGTTACGTCCTATGCTACCGACCCGGCTACTGAATGGCATTTGTGGCTTAAGTGGGAATCCAACGATGGCGTTCTCAGTGTTAACCCTGCTGGCGGAACCAACGGTCTAGTCGTCACTACTGGCCAAGATGTGGCGAAGCTTCTCGAAGCCCTAACTGGGCAGCTAACAACCAGCCAACTTTACGCCGATCTTGGTTCGCGCATTGAGTTAATTGATGCACCCGCTACTTTTCCGGGCTCTGTCAATGCTCGCGTGGCTGCTGTGCAGTCGCAGGTTAATGACATCCAGAACACCCCTGCGTATTCCAATACAACAACTTATACAGCCAACACATTGGTTTCTTACGAAGGCAGTATTTATCAAGCCAAGTCAACGACCACTGGTAACTTACCCACGGACACAACTTACTGGTTGAAGGTTGGTGAGTACGCCTCTCTTGGCGGGATTGTTGCTGCTCATACTACGCAAATTGGAAATGTTGTCAGCGATCTTGGTGCGGAAGTAACTGCGCGTCAGGCGTTAAGCGCGTCGTTCAATGATCCTGTTACGGGTCTGGCCGCTACTCGTTCAACCTTGACAACTAACTACTACACCAAGGCTGCAGCAGACGAAGCGATTAGCGCCGCAACAACTACACTGGTTTCTACGACTGCGCTAAACACCGCTCTGGGCAACTACACAAACACAGCTGGGCTGGTGGCGGACTATTACACAAAGACAGCGACAGATTCTGCAATCAGTTCGGCTACGCAGTTCTTAGTTTCTACGACTAACCTCAACACGGCTCTAAGCGCGTATACCAATACGGCGTCACTGACTGCCAACTACTACACCAAGACAGCCGCAGACTCGGCCATTAGCCAAGCAACTCAGAACTTGGTATCGACTACTGGGTTAACCACTGCGCTAAGTTCATACACCAACACGGCTACCCTGAACTCGTTGTACTACACCAAGACAGGCGCGGACTCGGCCATTACTGCGGCAACTCAGAACTTGGTATCAACGACTGCACTGAACACAGCTCTCGGTAGTTATACAACCACTGCGGCGCTGACAACCAACTACTACACTAAGACAGACGCAAACACTGCGATTAGCAACGCAACAACTAATTTGGTTTCAAACAGCGGCTTGGCTACGACACTAGGTAATTACCCTACCAATGCGTCTTTGACAACCAACTACTACACCAAGACCGAAGCTAACACGGCAATTTCAAACGCAACGACTAATTTGGTTTCTTCGAGTACGCTGAACAACTACACAACAACTGCGGCGTTGCAGGCTAACTACTTTACCAAGGCAAGCGGCAATGCCCTTGAAGGCAAGTACACAGTCAAGGTTGACCTAAACGGTTATGTCTCTGGCTTCGGTCTGGCTTCTACGGCTAATGATGCAGGGGCAACCAGTGCCTTTGCTGTTCGTTCTGACTCGTTCTTCATTGCAAGTCCTAGCGGCCCGGGCATCACGCCCACAGCGCCATTTATTGTCCGGACAACGCCTGTAAATCTTGGTGGTGTTGAGGTTCCTGTTGGTGTGTATATCACTGATGGCTACATCCAGAACGGCACGATCACTAACGCCAAGATTGCCAACCTCGCAGTCGACAGTGCCAAGATCGCTAGCATCACCGCAGATAAGATCATCGCTGGCTCCATCAACGTTGGCCAATACATTCAGTCTTCAAACTACGTCTCTGGCTCGGCTGGCTGGAAGATCGACGGTGGTGGCTCTGCGGAGTTTGGTGCTGCATCCATCCGTGGCCAACTGGTTGCGTCTCAGATCAATTCAAATGGCTTGTCCATCCGTGCGGCTGACGGCACAGTGATTCTGTCTGCGGGTTCTAGCCTTGGAGCAAGCGCTTTCTCAGGTAACGTCACGGGCACTGTGGCTGGTACTGCTGCTTCGACTGTGGTTAATACGGCTAACAACGCAGCTTCTGCGGCATCAACGGCTCAAGGTACAGCAAACTCTGCCGCATCTGCGGCTTCTACAGCTCAAGGCACGGCCAACTCTGCCGCTGCTGCGGCTTCCACTGCGCAAGGTACAGCAAACTCTGCTGCTGCTGCGGCTTCAACCGCTCAATCCACTGCTAACTCCGCTGCCTCTGCTGCCTCGGCTGCCCAACTTGCTGCTGACGCCAAACTTGCACGTTCAGGTGCTCAGGTTCTGACGGGCCCCGTGACGCTAAACGCAGCATCCGCAATCACTGTGGGCAACCCTGCGCTCAATGGACAAGCTGGGTTTAATGGTTTCTATATCGGCAGCACTGGTATTGTCGGAACGCAGAACGGCCTAACAACTTTTGCTTTGGACAATGCGGGTAACGCTACGTTCAAGGGTAATCTAACTGGTGCGTCTGGTACGTTTGGCGGTAATCTGGCGGTGGGTAATGCCCCTGTGGCGACTAACGGGTCGATGACTGGAACAGGCGCAATCATTAATAGCGGCGGCACGTTCGCTTTGGGTAATAACACGAACAACATTTCGTTTAACGGCTCAAACATAACGCTGAACGGGGATGTTATTGCAACCGGTAACCTAAAGACAAATTCTGTTACAAATACTCTTATCGACAGCTTTAATGGCGTTAAATCCCTCTTGAACAGTCACGGTAGAACGTGGCAACCCGCTGCTAGTGTTTCAACTTATATCGCAAATACAGGTTCTACTGTGCTTATTTCCTGCACTGGGGATTCGGTTATTGGTATTGTTGCGGGAAATGAGGGTGAATCTTATTTTTACTCCCCTTCTTTTAGGTTAGTTCGCAATGGCGTTGTTGTGTACCACAAACCTGCCGGGGGGCCCACTATGAATATTGCAGAGAAAGACCTACCTGTTGGTAATTACAACTACGTGTTTGAAATGCAAAATTCCAGCCACGATAGTATTTACTTTGCTGCTTACCAATTGGCGGGGGTAAACTTCCCGCTACTCAATGTCACGGAACTAAAGCGATGAAATTTACGATTTACGATTCTACGACTGGGCAGATTAGCAGTGTCAGAGATTGCCCTGACATTACACAACAAGTTTTAAACCCGCTACATAGTTATATTGAAGGTGACTACAGCGGGGTGGACTACTATATTGACAACGGAGTACCTGTTCCTTTTCCGCCTCATGACTACATTTATGCTAATTTTGACTACGCAACCAAGACGTGGATAGAAGACACTAGACGCCTTACAAACGATGTGCTAACAAAAAGAAAAAAGCTGCTAGCCTCCTCAGACTGGACTCAACTGCCTGATGTTCCGTTGGCTACTAAAACTGCATGGGCAACCTATCGACAGGAGCTGCGTGACATCACAGCACAATCCGGTTATCCTACAGAAATCATCTGGCCAACTCCACCGCAATAAGACATAATACGCACATGGCAGAACTTGTCTTTGACCAGAAAGATCGTATTGGCGCTTGGGTTGCTGAGCGTGTCGGTCAGAACGCAGA